AGGAGCATCTAACTTTAACGGTATTTGATTTAGTAAGTACTTGCATATTGTATACAGTACCATCCACTGCCTGTACGGATACCGATCCTGGAGGTGGTGTACTTCCCTCTTCACTGTTCTGCGCCTGTATGTCCACACCCTCAAATTGTAAATCGGTGTGGTACTGATCTTTCCCGGAAGTGGTTTTTGCTCGGGCGATTATGCTGTTGTCCTGTTGGTATACTACAAGGCCAATATCCAGCACGCGCACGGAGTTAGCACGTTCCGCACGTTCACCACCAAAGGACTTTGTATTGTTTTCTAAGTTTGAATATGTTGCAATTTCGGATAATAGCATTGAATTTATTCGGTTTAAACTATTTATCCTACGAGGGGAGGTAGGTCATAATAATCAGCATCCTCATCATCGTCTGCTTCTTCCTCATCGTCAAAAATAGATTTTACTCCCTTAGTCTTCTCTACCGCCCAGGAATCCATTTCTTCCTTCACCTTGTATAGTTTATCATAGGCTGCTGAATCAAACTCCGCTAATTCCTCCACGATCCTAACAAGGATGAGTAGTGACGATACCGTATCGTCGGTTGACCCCCTTTTGGCCCTATACGATCCTTCGGCCCGTTCAAAGTCCTTCATCTCATTGATAGTCTGCACGCTGTTTATCTTAATGGAGCCGTTCTCTACCAAGTTTTTCAAATCGAAGCACGTCTTATTCTTCCCCCCACGTCCGGTTGCGGATGTGAAAAAACCCAAAATGTCTTTATCTGATTGTGATACAAGCTCAGCAAACTTTGGTGGGTCTGAATCAACCTCATAGAGTGCCGCTATGGATTGACCTATACCGTTATTCTCAAAAGAGAAGTACACCTCTTGTGCACTCTTCTCCAAGAAAAGAATTATAGATTTATAAATCTGATATATTTCTGCCGGGGATACTACGTTGGTGCGAAGTTGTGCCACCTGTTCAAGTTCTGGGTAGTCGAACACATCAACCACCGAATAGTCCTTACCTGACCCCGTAGCGGGGTCAAGTGTGACCAAGTATTTACTCTCCTTATTCAATTGCTTCCAGAATGGAACGTCATTCATGGTGAACTTAACAACCACGCTCCTAACTCGTTCTGCCATATGGTATAGAACGTCAGAATCGAACAATCCCGTTTCTGCACTTAAGAATTCGCAGGCATACTCCTGTCTCCAGGCTCTCTCGCCCATATCCTCAATTGTTTCACGTTTAAACTCTTCCCCCCTTCCTGGCACCATATCCCAGGAAATATACGATGGCACAAATGTCCCCAATCCCGCTTGTGCTTTCCTCCACATGGTAGCGTATAGGTTTGTATCGGTGTTCGGGGTGCTGGATATGATGCAATCACCACCCGTAGATAGCGTCGGCTTGATAGACTTCCAAAATAGTTCTTGTACGTGCGCGGGAACGAATGCAAACTCGTCACAATACAGTAGTGAAATTGGGAGACCACGACCACTATCCGGGTTCGTGGTGCTGGCCACGATGCGAGATTTGTTCTCGAAGGTACACGTGGATTTATTCCATGCGTTGTCCTTTACTCCTGGTTTGATCCAATCAGGTACAGACTCATACGCCTTTTGGATATTCAGGATAATTTCTTTCGCATTCTCAGATTTATTAGAGGCTACGAAGACAAATTTGTTCTTCTGGAATATAGCGAACCATAGGAGGTATACACTAGTGGTTGCAGTTTTACCGCTCTGCCTGGATGATAGGACGATGCAATTCCTATTATCCAGGTATGATTCTATCAGTTTCTTTTGGTAGTCATAGAGCTTGAAGGGAACCTCACCCAGTGTTGGGTGAGTTATGGTTACATATGTCTCAATAAAATATATAGGATCTCGCTTACACTTAGCAATCTCCTCCTTCATTTCGTCGGTATAGACGTACTCTATGTTTGCCTTCTTTAAATATTTTTTTGACATTTACTTCATTGATTTTGAAGTATTTATGTTGGTTATTCTGGTTCGTGCCGAGCAGCTTTAACCTCATCACAATTGGTGGGGGTCGGGTGCTATTAGCAGACTATCCCTCGATGAGTTCTGCACCCTGTGAAGAACTTCCGCAACCAGGGCTGTGGTCTTCCCAACCCTATGGGGAGCGCAACTTCGTTACGTGTTGGCCCTACCTGCCCAAGAACCGCTACTTGGTAATCCCACAATGGCCATCTATTATGTACTTGGATAGTAGCTCCGCGCTAGTCATTTTTTTCATGCACTCCTCCACTTTCCATTGGTTATGTCTATCAAAGTCCTCGACCCATCAGGGTAAATTATACAATGTGTATGCATCCATGATGATGGACCTTTTGCATAATCCAATGGATTTCTTCCAGAGAGGCCAACTTGGTACGCTCCAAACTTAATGCCCGGAGTATGGCTATGTCCTATGACCACCTTCGGTCCAATCTTGGAATATGAATTGATTGATCCTCTAGCACCATTGGGGCCTTGATCGCCATGACAAGACAGCTCAATACCGTGGCGACGAAACCCGGAACCTGATCTAGCAAGGAATACGACCCGATCATTGTTGATCAACCCGGAGGCAGAGTCTGGATTCCTGCACCAGAATTCAAATGGGTTAATACTACTAAACCCTATATCGGTCTTCCGGATGTTCTTTATCTGGTGATACTTCATATAATAAAAGAACTGAGCATTTTCTGGATCAGTCTTTGGTGTTGCCTCCTGCAGCCACCTGTCAAACGCTTCCAAGTGATTAGATGGGACCACCACATATTTAGTTTCTGGTGGGGCAGCTAGCAAGACATTATCTATGTGATCTGCGGTTAGCTGTAGACCCTCTTCGACATTGTCCCGACCCTGAAAATGTTTTCCGCACTGTAGAATATCATCGCCATTGTGATGATGGTTTCTCCTGTAGAAGTCATCGATATCATGCTCTACTACGTATTGGGGGCGTAATGTCTTCAGAATACTGTCCGCCGCGTAATACGTTGCTTGGGCTACGTCCGGGTCTATGAACTCCACGTGCGCATCCCCGGTGATCAATGAGTCGATGTGTTGGCCACTCTTAACCTTATTTGGTGTGTAAAACTTATCCAGATCATAAAAGCATCCGTTATCATCAGCGTGTACGTGGCGACAGAAAAAATTGTCCCCGTCCAACTCGACAACTAGTGCCGCCATGCTATGGTTGTGTGACCCGGTGAATCCTGCTTTGGAGTCTGAGTAATTCGGCAAAGTTATAGCACCCGTGGTGACTAGTACCTTGCTGGTGCTAGAGTCCAGTGTAGGCACGCTCTTGCGCTCTACCTGCGGATGCCCTACGACTAGTGACCTTAGCCCGCTAACGCCCTCAAACGTGCTTAGCGGAGACTTGGCGGTAGGTTGTACCTTTAGTCCACCCAGAACCAGCAACTTCTTACCGATTTCGTAGTTATCTCCCACCAAATACTCACTAATGTCTGCACTCCACCAATCTTCTGGTAATGCCGTTCCTGCCGTAATAGGTGAATTTGGATTCCTGTAACGATATGGAATGACTAACAGTTCCGCAGAATTTTCCTTGGTGTACCGCAGTATGCTAGCCAGAAACTTCTTGTCTATTGGTGTGGCGTTTTGTGCCGCAACAATTACAAATTTGCCATCCTTGCGGGTTTCTGGAATCCGATACTTAAAATCAACCTTCGTCTTAGCAAAAAGTTTTTGGTATGCTTCTGTGTATCTGTCCGTTTCGATAGATGAGAGAGCTGACCCCGGCACGGTGGATAGTGGTGGCAATTCCACCCCAACCTCGTCCCTAATCTTTGTGCGTCGTCTAATAACTGATTTCCTCTTGACTCCAAGAAGTGCCGCAAATTGCTCCACGGTTAACTTAGCAGCTAGTGCCGCCTTGTACTTACCTATAAATTCGTATTTTCCGTCCGAACTAACCATTTAATCTTCCTCTATTACGTTCTTTACTTTTCGCCTGGATACTCCCGAAATGTCTTCCATCTCTGCCATGGCTTCTTCCCTTGTCATGGGCACCTGTATGAGTGTGTTGTGCACTTCACGTGGTCCAGTGTGGATTGCCGCTGGTTGGCGAGATTTCGCCTTAAGCGCATCCTTGTGTTTCTTGACTGCCGCCTGCAGCTTTATTGCATTGAGCGTCACATTCATGTGTTGTGCAGCTTGTTGCAATAGCTTTGGATCGGTCCCCGCTGAATCAATCTCATCATCAATAATGGAGAGATAATTCAAGGCCCTTTCTTTCATGTCGTTTATTTCATCGTCAATATCAACATCTCGACCGTCATACTCGTGCGGCTTATCATCGTCCACTGCGGTTTTCCAGGGTGGTTTTCCGCTAGTTCACTGCCGACATGATCATTCTCTGACGCATACACGACTGGTGTTGTATCTGCGGCATCTTCCGCAGCATCCAGTTTTTGTAGGTCGAACAACTCAGAGAAATCCTCTTTTCGGATTTTAGCCACTTTGAGTAGGCTCCACCGGGGCGAACTCCGGAAGTGCCGCGATTAGCTGATTGACATGACTTTCTTTCGCTGCAACGGCTAGTGCTGCATGTTGAGTCAGTGCTAACATATCCTCTTTGTATTGCCGGTACTTATCAAGTGTATCTATTTCCTCGCGTATAGACTTCGGTAAATCACTCACTTCGACAGCTCTATCTCCCGTCCTAAACCCTTTGGTTGGATCAACATCTTTACTTAACTTGTACATTATAGTGCTCCTATTAGCCTATTTAGTTCTTCAAAACTGGAACGTTCCGACTCGTCGTACATCGTTTCAGCAGTCTCTGGTGGCAAACAATGCTCTTCCACCATATCCAATTCGGCCTGGAAGAACTCTTCTCCCTTAACCGCTTCGCCCTTCTTGGCTGGTTCAATATTCTTTTGCTTCTTGACGCGTGTAGGTATTAATTTACTAGCGTCATAATCTTCTGGCATATTACCAACCCATAAAGTGTCTGGGTAAAACTTGTTTGTTATGACCATCCCCACGTCTTTACTGGAACGCAGTTTAAGTGCGCACCAGTTCATCTCGCCCTGCACGCGCATCTCAGTGGACATGTAGATGGAGATGTAGTTATCGACAATATTAATCTTTGCAATCGCACCCGCAATCACGTTTTGTGAATTGTTGCCTTCCTGTAGTCCCGCTCTGTTCTGTTGGGATGCGGTTATCCCAATCATGTTGTAGTCGCGCAACAACTCATATATTTCTTCTGACTTCTGCTTTTCTCTAATGTGCTCTGGTGTGCTAGAACCACTGCTAGATGGCGACAAAAGATCCAAATAGTCTAGGATGAAAATGTCGGGGGGCTTTCCCATCTTTGCCACGTATTGAACCAAGTACGAATTTATCTGGGTAGCACTACACCCGTTTGGTAGACGCTTAAGTATTACCCCACCAGATTCTTTACCCCGCGCCACTATTTTTTCTGCCATCTCGGGAATATTAGATTCCCAAGTAGCAATATTCATTCCGGACACCATGGCACAAGTTCGCAGGAACACCATGTCCTCATCCAGTTCCAATGAAATATACAGAACATCCATTTCTGGATTGTTGTGGGCTAGTCCCAGTGCAATGTTGGCCATAGTGATGGACTTGCCGCCACCAGAGTTCGCTGAGAATAACGTCATGGTTTTTCTCATCAGCCCACCCTGCAACATCTTATCGAACCGCGTCAGCCCAGAACTATAGTGTATGAATCGATCAATACACTTCTCTAGCATCGCTTGTGGGTTGTCAAAGAGGTCAACCCCCAAATCCACATTCAATGCGATAGACATCGCAGCTCGCAGTGCTGGGATTAGTTCCGCACACCCACCCTTCTCAATCTCTGGCATGGCCTTAATGATTGCTGCGTGGACCGCAGACTCTCGACAGAAGGATTCTATTGAATCTTCCGTGTATTTAACTTCCGAGGGGGATAGTGTAATTTCTTTAAATGCTAAGTCGTACTCCGCATCAATCACCTCCTTGGATGGGAGGGCTTTATATTTACTATGATACTCTTGGATGAACGCTACTGCCGTCCTAAACTCGGGATCAAAGTACTCCGGCTCTATTATTCCCATACACTTAGCGTACATGATTTCCGATGACAACAGGTTTTCTATTATTTTCTTTTGTTTCTTATTATTCATTCACGATGCCAGTTATCACCCGCATCATACGGGATCTAATGGTGGCCTGTCAACCTGATCTGGTGGAGTACGGGAAGATTTCTTAGGATCAATATATTCTTGTAGGACTGGTATCTGATCCTTAGTTTGTTGCCTCTCGTCTGTTTCTAGATATATCCAATACCCTTTAGCTGCGGAAAATCTGTACAATCTGGCAGCAATGTCTGGGTTAACATTGGTATATGTCAATCTGTGATAATCTTCGTTTGCGGGAGATCCCGGAAACACGTCTCCTTGGGTGTAGGGTAGCCCATTTGGTGGCATCCCACCTCTAATGTACGGATGGTTTCCCCTATTGAACTTGCGCATGTTGAGGTCTGGGTGGTTGTCCCCGAACTCAATCATTTCATCCGATACCTGATGTTTAGTCGCATCATCCGATCCCCTTAGTGGAACTGCCGTATCGGCATGTGCTTTTATCGTCTGATCAATATTGGATATATCCTGGAACAATGGGTGATTTCCATCATTATTATCCACAACGCCCATATTGTCAACATCCTCTGTCAGCTTTCCGAAGATGTCCTGCGTTTCTTGTGAGGCCATAACCGGCACGGCAATAAGTCGTTCTATGGTGGTTACCCAACCTGGGGTATATCCATTAACACTCCAAGCTACGTCTATGATTTCTACGTATAGTCGAACCGGACGCAGTGATGGTGTATATTGAGTTTCTGACGGAACCTCTAGTATGTCACCGACCACAAACGGTCTACCTAATAGCGCTATTGCGGATGAGAACGAAACCTCAAACACATACTCATCATTCATCTTTATTCCCCACGGGGTTGACGTTTGTCGAGTGTCTACTGGTTGGAAGCTGGCCTTCATCCGTATAGGGTCTTCCCCATAATCGCGATCCCGATTTTCTAAGAGAATCCTATCTTGTATATTTTCCGACGCAGTCTTTTCGTAGTCTATGAGTTGGAGAGCTTGTATGGACCAGCCATCAGTCGGCCCACCACTAAATGCTAGAGGTCTAATTCTCCAAAACCTGGATGGTACGGATCTTGGTATATCTACCACTACCAGCCCGTCGCAATCGGGCAAGTTAACTATCTTGACACCATACCACTTCACCCCATCAGACGAGCGCTCTAAGCGTATTTTGCTTACACGGTTTGCCGCATCACACCCCTGCTTAATGCGGATCATGGATACGTCGCGCTTCACGAAGGTTTCTATGCCGTACCGGAGCCTACCATTTGGCAGGCGAATCTCTCCAAAGTCATAACCAATGTAAGCAGATGCGAGTACATCCGTACCCATCTGCGATGATGTCCATGCACTTACTAAGTGGTTAAACGCATTACTTGCTGGAAAGTTGGGAAGCTCACCCGAAGATATTGGTACACCAAACCCCGTTTGATCTTGGATGTTTGTTTGTTCATGCACACCTAGAAGCTTGTGTACGTTTATCACCGCTCCAGAGATGTTAAGTTGCTCTTGGATGTATGCATCTATCATGCAGGCATCGGTGGTTTCCGTTAAGTCCCAAGGGGTGCATAACTCATCCTTCGGGCACGGAACTCCTGGCACAATCTCGGTGGAGCACGGAGAATTTGGATCTGGCGCATCAGGCGATGGCAGTATTGGATTGCCATCATCACCCACTGGGCAATTTCCCGTGCTGTATAGTGAATCAACAATTGTTGGTGTGCATGAATTATTAGCCATTATTATCCCATTGCAAACGACGCTTCCATGCCAGCGTCTAGCATATCCTGCATTGACGGGTCGGATAGGTCATCTATAAGTGTAGCCTTCTCGGTTTCACCCTGCGTAATTAGTTCCTGCGAGTTAAGTGTCGTTGAACCATTTGGTCCCGGCAGGGTTTGGTATTTACCCCTAACTTGGGACAGCATAAGTTTTGCTTCTGCCACCGCCCACTTCTTAAGCCACAACACAGTTTCGCGCTGGGTCATTATTTCCTGTTCAGTCCTCTCGATAACTGCATCCAATAGGACTCTACTGTTTGTAGGTCTCTTGTAGAGTCGCAATTCTCTGGTGTTTTCATCCCAGTTGAATAGTATCTTAGTTGCGAACATGCGCTCCAGATCTTCTACATATTCTGATACCAGATAATAACTTAGCATGTCATATGAACCGTTACGATACAGTTGTTGTATGGCGGCTAATCCAAACACCCCATTGTCCGCGAATGCGGTTGTTAGAAACCCCCCGCGCATAGAATGAATCTCATGAATGCCGACGATTTTGTTGAACCCTACACACTTGTTTGTCAAAATATATGTCTGCTGGTGTGGCTTCAAGTCCAAAAAGAACATCACACGCTTTACTGTATAAGAAGAATACTTTCTGAGCATCTGTAGTGCACTGTTTATACATTCGTCTATATTCGTCTTAGTCAGCTCCACTTGTAGCGGTGCGCCCAGGGTGGTTCTAATTATCTCATGAAGCTCCCTGCGCTCGTCAGGACTGCCGTCTGTTCCAACCCCAATCTGTTTGTACATCGGGCCGGTGGTTATGGAGTCCGCCCCCTCTACTGGGTCCAGAAAAATTATTGGAAGGGTTAGGCTGAATAGCACACCAAAATCATCCTCTGAGGTTTGTTTAACCTCAATGGTGTTACCGCAGCCGGTATCCTTAGTTCGGAATGATAGGGCATCCCTACCCTTTATTTTGTCCGTCGCCTTAACCAACACCACACAAATGAATGGTGCGTGTACTGACCACGTAGTTCCGTTCCACATATATAGCTCATCTCGTGTAAGGTCGTACCAAGTGTACCCAATCTTAACTATAGCGGAGCTGGTGGTGAATGTTTCTGGCACCCAAACAGTGCCGTCCCAATATGATAAAGTGGCGTCTACCGTATCATAGAAATAGTCCTGATCTGCTACCAATATATTTGGGTCATCCTCGGATTTAATGTACTCAACCAGAACCCAAGAGATACCATCCAATACGTAATAGAGTGCGCCATTCTTCCAGACAGTGCCAGCCGGTAGATCTAGAGGATCAAATTCGGATTCTATGTAGATGAGATCCGAGCATGTGTGGCCCGTGATATTTTTAACTTCCCCAGTTTCTGGGTTATGCCACACCGACGACTTCAATAGAGGTGGCACGGATGGGTCATCGACACTATCTTCAAATATCGTTACGGGGAACCAACTGTCGGTGTCATCATCCCAAGTGTATATCCAATCAATCGACATGTTAGTATTCCACCATAGACCACAGGAGCCCCGTTCTCTGGGGTCCGTATTAGCCACGGTGAATTCAATAACATCCCACGCAGTGTTAAGTAAGTTTCGGCGAAACAGTTCCTGGGTGGATGGTATGAACCAATACCCATATCCAACCGTATTCTCAATGGTTCCTTCCGCATTAGCCTCTTCGTATCGAATGGGTGTAGGTTCGTTCCACGTCCCACCAACATATGAC